ATGGTGGTCCTTATTTTATATCAGTATGACATAAAATATGTCACGAAATGCAACACAAAATTTAAAAAGTGCCGTAAATACGGCACTTTACGAGTGGACCTGACGGGAGTCGAACCCGTTAAATTAAGTCTCATAACGCCAGTATTTACAATGCTTTGAACTTTTTGTGACAAATTTCATGACAAAATTCCTCATCATCCGATGTAAACTTTTCCATCCACGCCCGCAGCCAGACATGCGATCGTAGGATCCAGCTTGAACCACACGGATCCGTCATCGAACTTTCTGACCTCTACCGGTTTGATGTCAGCACCTTTGCGCAGATAGCCGATGCTGCTCTTATTATCACAGGATGTCTTGATCTGGTTGGATAAGTAAATGTACTTGCCATGCTCGCCGTAATATCCATTGCAGACTGGAACGGATTCTTTCACACGGTACCAGTTGCTGGCTTTATATTCAGTCTTAGTGGCTGTGACAGCCTGTCCGGTTTTCTTCCAGGTAGCCATGAATTTTTCCGGTGTACCGTACAGTTTTTTCAACTTTGTCGGAGTACTGCCCCAGTTTGGTAACTGGAAATGCGGTCTGTCCTTAATGGATTTCCATGATCCGCCCCACTCTAAGCCGATGCTCTGTCCGATTTTTCCTACCTTATCATATAATCCGGTAGAATTATTAAATGCATCATCCGAAGTTTTACCGTCCCCGTCCACATCCATTTTCAAGTAGAAATCAAAGGCTACGCCCCACTGGTGCATGGAACTGTAACTGGATCCTTTGGCATTTGTGACGATCTTTCCCGGCTTTGTCCTGCCCTGTGCATATAAGGCATCCTGTTCTGCTTTCGTCCTCAAACATTCTCCAATGCCGATCGTAATTCCGGCAGCCGCACATTTCTTCTGTAAAAGTGTGATTTTCTCCTGTAAATCCGGGTGTAATGCTTTCATATCTCTCATTCTGTTTTACCGCCTTTCTCTAAATACTGTTTGAATAACTGATGTAAACCGGTGCTTGCTAATCCACTGAATAAGCCGCTTAAAATGATTGATGGAGAAACGCTCCATCCATTCATCCAAATTGCTAATATAACGCCCAAAACGGCGCATACAGTAGGAATCCACTTGTTATCAACGTCCTTAATCCATTTCTTAATTACATAGCCGACGCAAAGGCAAATCCCTACTATTACCGGCACCATAAATCCTGTTAAAAATCCTAAATCTGCCATAATATCACTCCTCCTCTAAATCTGCTATTCTGTGGTTAATTACCCTGATCTGCTCTTCCATTACCGGGACACGCTGTGCGAAGTTGTTATGTAATCTTACTTCGCGTGTCAGTTCTTCAATCTTGCAATCTGTGACCGCCTGTGCTGTTTCCAGCTTGTGTTCGGTCTTTTTTTGACTGCTACTGACTGTCAGTGCTGTGCCAATCAGTGCAAGTCCCCCTGTGATTAATGCTGTTATAATTGATTCCATTTTCTTTTTTCCTCTCTTTCTGCCCGAAGGCTTGTTATGCAAAAGAGCCGGCTACACAACACATGGTCATGTAATCGGCTCTTAGGCTCTTGATTTTATTATATTTAATTTTTAATGCAGTTTTTTTACAGCTTAGGTGCGATTTTTACCATGCTTACCCATGCATGCACATTAAGATTTGAACCCGAGTTTTGATAAGTGCTGAGTGTTCCGGTCTGTCCCGGTTCAAAGGTACCACCACTTGTTACTTGTAAAGTTGTTACACCGCCTGATATTGCTGGAACTCTGACTCGCCCCATGACATAATTAGCGCTTGTATTTGTTATAAAAACTTCACGAAACCCATTCGGATTCGAAGCAAATGTAACAAGTCCGGTCACCAAATAATATCCATCATCAGGGACAGTAAAATATTGCGCAACAGGAGTTTGATCATTATAATTTGTTATAGTATTTGATAAGCCGGATACATTATTTTTGACATCAGCCTTTTTTAAGTATGTGTCTGAAATTCTATTTCCATCATAATCTGCATCAGCGCGGGCAACTCGTACAGGTGGATATGTGTCATTTTCTTCATTGTGCGCTAACAAGTCGACAACATATTTATCACTAGAATTGATTAATGGTGTGAGGGATCCAATAAGTCCAGACCAGTCATGTTTTACAATTTTAATGAAAGACTTATTTGCTAAACTGCTGTTTAGCGTACTTATCGCCCCGGTGCATGTACCATTCCCAATCGCAGAGATATCTGTCGTACCAAACATTTTATAAAGATACCGCACATTTTTGAACATCTGCGACATCTTTGCAAAAATTGAATAGTGCTTTTCTCCACTTGATAATTTGGATACGCTTGTCCATGCCGACGCTAATCCATCTGCCACATCATCACTTTTAAAAGTCACGATATTTTCTAAGGTATCCATTTTTTCGACTGATTTCCTTACTTCAAATAATGTTTCTACAGATTCTATAGATAACCCATTGATCTTAACCCTATAAAGAAGGAAATCATCTTTAATGTCTCCAGCAATAATATCTCCAACAGTATATTTTGGATCAATATAATTGTCGCCGCTGGTTCCCTTAATCACATTCATAATAGCGGTTTCAATTCCTGTTCCAAGATTCTTTTCATAAGTGATAGCAATCAAATCACATCGTTTCACGCCCTGTAGTCCATTATCAATGATCAACTCTTCATAATCATGAATTGCTAATTCAATTTTTCTTCCCTGATCGACCGCATATCCGCTCTTAATTCTAATCTGGTTGTTGCTGATAAGCTCATATGCAAATTTCTCTGCAATATCTAAAACATATCTTCCGTTTCCTAATACTGCTGCATTTACCGCCCCATCCCCGGCTGATGTAATATGGGATTTTCCAGCATATCCAGTGATCAAATTTGTGCTCATGTTATTATCCCCCTGTCTTGTATTCCACGGTTTCAACGTGATCTTTTATTTTTACAATCTTTTTTGTGATCGGTTGATAGACACTGATGCCTGTCTGATTCTCTGTCGTACCGATAATATCATTGATATCATAGCTCTGCGTCGCATCAAGTTGTATACTGATCGAATCGCTTGCGTTTAATTCCTTGAGCCTTTCTATCCCATTCGCTACCAGATCAGCATAATTATCAATGCGCTGTTCATAATAAGTATTACTCTTCCACTCAGGTATCTGTTCCACATTCTTGTTCAAGCGGTAATATTTGTCTTTCTGCCATTGCGGTATCGATTCTGCAGACTGCTGCTGGTAATACATTCCGCTTTTCCATGCCGGCGCAACGATCGACGTTACCTCCGTGTAATAGGTATTCTTTTTCCACGTCGGAGCAACCTGATATGAAGTCTTTGTGTAATAAGTTCCGGTTCTCCACTTAGGTGCTTTTTCTAATGAAAGATTTTCATAAATATATGACTGGACCTCCTTTTTCAGATATTTACGAACAAACGTCCTGCTTTTTATTTCTTCCTGTGGTCGAGAATATGACAGGATTTTCTTCTCCCATTTCTTCGATCCCGTATTAAATACCTTTTCTGTGTAATAATATATATAAACCGGCTCTTTATAAAAGTAAGATTTATACTTTGTTTTCCAGTCGGACGGCTGAATTGTCTGCAACTGATATTTATATTTTGTAACACCACTTACACTTTTATATTCAATCGTGACCCCGTCTGAATAATAGTACTTGTAATCTCCATAATTTTTCTTCCAGTCTTTTGGCTGCGATTTCTGTATTTTATAATCTGTTTTTTCTGCACCGCTTACACTCTTATATTTAGTACCGCTTTTATAATAGTAATTTTTATAATAGCTCGCCCAGTCAGCCGGCTGCGACGTTAACGGCTGAAACACATCCGTGTACTCCTGACTCAACTGCTTGTAGCTGGTTCCGTCTTTACAATAATAATTCGGATATGCAAAGGACCAGTCCCACGGCTCGCCAACCAGTAATTCATAAACATCTGCATAATGACGTTCCAGTTTCTTGAAATCATCCCCATTTTTTTCATAATAATCCGGGTATAACTTATCCCAGTTTGCTGGAGCGGTTTTTAACAGAATATAATTAAATACATCCTGTGCATTGCTGTAATCATATACTTCTGATACTTCGTCAATACCTTCCATTACCTGTTTTGACTTATTCAGGATGTAATCTGCATTACTCAATGGATCATCTGTCATTGTATATGGCTGCAAGCCTTTATTTTCATCCGTAAACAGATGGATAACATGACGTTCTTTCAGATTTCCACCTCCAAGGCATATCAAATGATTCACGGGTCTCAGATCCTTGGTAATTGAAAAACTGAGCTGACTGGAATCCCATTCTTCATCGTTGCTATAATCGTAAAGCGGTATTGCTTCAAGGATTACTTTACCGCTTTTATGTGTGATCTGTAATTTTCCATCATTAGCCAGCAGCATCTTTAAAATACCTGTGTACGCCGGAGTGTATCTATCAAACTGGTATAAAATATTAATAGACGACTCCACCGATGATGCGGTAAACAGATCATCCAGACTAAGGTCTGCAATCAGCTCTTTTAAGATACTGTTTGCCTCTCCTGATACAATTTTATAATCCTGTCCCTCCGGCGGCTCTATCACTTTCTTTTCAATGATTCCATGCCATGACCGGCCTGTATAAATAACAGTCCCTGCGCTTGTATCAATTTCAATTTTATCAACGATTCCACCATACTCTGTATCTTCAACGTAAATATAATATCCGGCTTTGCAGCAATGCGAGGAAACATCTAAAGTGAGCTCAAAATCGTTTTCGTCACTTCCGAATGCAATGTCAAATTCATATTCCGGTATGACTCCGATTTCAATTTTATTTTCGTCTGCATAGATCAGATCCATTTGGGTTCCCCCCTCTCAGATAAAAGGTTCAGATCAAATCCAAAACCTCCACTCCATGATACATTCAAAATACCGATTGGAATTTTTTCAAAAATATAAAAATCTCTGCCCCTTACATTAAACAGATTCACATGCTCACCGTTATTTTTTACTTTGTACACCTTTTTTGATACCGAATTAATAACGATATATTCTCCGGTTATCAGTGATGTATTTACTTCATAGGTATGCTCTCCGACACTTACAGCCGGATTTTCACAGCTTCCATATATAGTCATTTCAAAATCCGATGCCGCGTAATTGTCATTTACGATTTTCTGATTCACGAGATCATTTGAATAGTCGAATTGATAATCATACGGGTAATCCAATCCATCTGATCTGAAATTATCACTCGTTACTTTTGTGAATGTTTTTTTACTTTCCAGGATCCAGAACCCTTTTTCTGCCACAAGTGATAATGACAATGTTGACTGCTTGACATTAAGGTATTTATCTGATTTTTTGCTTTGTACAAAATAGCATTGCAAATAACACTTTCCGACATAGAGTCTGCCGCTTTTCATATTGATCACATCTGTATCAATTACCTCCAGCAAGGCTTCTAAATTTTTTAGATAATCTTCTTTTGTATTTCCTGTAACAATTACACTGATATCCTTTGACACCATGTTTTTTTGTACCTGGGTAATTCTGGGACTACTCGACCCCTGCGATGAATAGTCCCATGCATAATCAAACAGATTTGTTGACGCAAGCATTTTGTACGGCTCACGATCTAAATATATAATTTTCCCGGAGCTGTTTTTATAATATATCTCCATCAACTTACTACCTCCCTGATTACACGTCCGAAATCTCTGTTATTAACCTTTACAGTCAATCCCGATTTGCCAAGTGCATATGCAAAAGCATCTGCCATACCCTTATAATCGACACGAGATACGCCGTTTGTCCCGCCTGTAGAGTATCTGTGATTGATCGTCATAACTCCGGCATTCATCTTCATGCTCTTGTTTAATGTGTCATACGGGTTATAATCTTCCAGTGGTTCATCTATACCGGCAACGCACATTTCTCCAATCCATTTGAATTTTTTAGATGGCGAATGGATATCAAGAGCCGCTTTTGCACCCTCGAATAAGCTATTTGCTAACTCATTTACCTTATCCCCTAACCATTTCCAACCACCGCTGATTCCCTTCCAGATACCGTCTACGATATTTTTTCCAATCGTCTGCATCTGATCCGGCAGGGATTTTACACCATCAATTAACTTATCAACAAATCCTTTGCCTGCTTCCACAGCCTTTCTAACCATCTTTTCCTTGAACTGCATCACGTTATCGATGGTCTTTAAAAGCCACATAAGGATTCTATTTGGTGCTGTTTTTATGAAATCAACCAGTGATTTAACAAAATTTAGTCCTGCTTCTTTTCCTTTTTTAATCAGATTCGAACCAAACTCTGATACTTTTGAAATGGCATTAGCTAACCATTTCCATGCTTTTCCCGGAAGCTCTGCAAAAAACTTTATAACACTGTCAACGAATTTAGGCAGTTCGGTTATTGCCCAGTTTACAATGTCAATTCCAAATTTAATGATTTTTCCTATGCAGAAACCTAAACAGTACGCTATCTTATTTGGAAGCTCCGAAAAGAACTGCACAGCGCTCTCTATTGTATTCTGAACCGCTGTTGTGACTGTCTCATAGACATTCTCTCCCCATTCTGTTAATCTCTCCGGCAGTTCATTGAACCAATCAACGATACTTTGAATGAAGTTTGGAATTGTCTCTGTAAAAAATGTCACAACCGCATCAAGCGCGTTACTGGCAGCTTCTTTTATGTTCTCCCATAAGCCAATCCAAAACTCTCGGAACCAGTCGCATTTATTCCAAAGAACCACAAAAATCGCAACAAGTGCAGCTATTGCTATCACGATTAATGCTATTGGGTTTGCAGACATAACCGCATTTAAAATTCCCTGCGCTTTTGACAGGCCTGCCGTTGCCAGTTCAGCAAGTGATACCTGTCCTGTAAATAATGCAACTGCTGTTTCTCCCAATGTCAACGTTCCATTTAAAGCCGCCTGTGCAATATTTGCCCCTTCCGCACTTGCTTTAAACAAGGCAATCGTTAGCTTTGCCTCTTGAAATCCTTTGACAACAGACTGAATCGTCATTCCGGCTTTTAACCCAACAAAAGCTATCGCTGCAACTTCTGCTGCAAGAGCGACATCATCTAAATTATCAGTGATATTTTTTATCGCATCTATCACCGGATCCAGTGCCGGGCACAAATCCCCGATTCCATCAAGAATCGCATCCGCTATCTCTCCGGCGGCATCCATCAGCTCTGGTAAATTATCAATAATTCCCTGTGCCAGTTCTTTTATCAGCTGCACCGCCAGCTCGATCAGTTGCGGTGCAAACTCTGCTGCCCGCAAAGCGATATCTGCAAGAATCTGTCCAAGTGCAGCAACCAGTCCGTCCGGTCCGTTTTCTTTAAGCGCAGCTGACAGCTCATCTATGTATCCGTTTCCGACTTTAACAGCCTCTTTTAACGGTTCTTCCATCTGTTCATAGACTGCTATTCCCAGTCCTTCCAAAGCAGACTGTAAAATGGTTACACTACCTTGCAGATTATTGTTCATGGTGTCTGCCATATTTGCAGCCGCACCATCGCAATCTGCAATATAACCGCTTAATTCGTCAAAACGTTCTCCGCTGTTTGCAAGAAGGGCATTGACACTCTTGAGATCTACTTTATTAAAGATCGTATTAAGAACCTGAGTCTGCTCGCCCTCCGTCATTGTGGAAAGAATATCATTCAGATCGTTGAAAACATCATTCATCGGGCGCATTTTGCCCTCTGCATCAAATACAGACAGACCAAGTTCTTCCATTTTTGCCGATGCTGTATCCGTTGGTGCTGACAGACTTAAGATCATATTTCTTAAAGCAGTTCCGCCCTCAGCACCTTTAATTCCGTTATCAGCCAGAATACCGAGAACGGTATTCATTTCATCAACACCGCCAGCCATGCTTTTGGCAGTTCCGCCGACCGTAAGGATTGCTTCACCCAGCTGTGCAACACTGGTATTACTCTTCTGTGACGTCTTGGCCATTTTGTCGACAAAGCTGTCCGCTGTCCCTGCCATATCTCCCAGCGCACTCATGCTGTCCGTGACCATATCCGAAGCTGTTGCCAGATCCATTCCTCCGGCTGCAGCAAGGTTTAAAACTGTCGGCAATGTAGCAATGGATTCATCTACATCATATCCCGCCAGTGCCATATAATTTAAAGCCTCTGCTGCCTGTGAAGCGGAAAACTTCGTTGTTGCCCCGGCATCCTTGGCTGCCTGCTTCAACCTTTCATAATCGGCACTGCCGTTATTTATTTCAGTGGAAGTCATTCCCATTGTGGCAGCGACACCACTCATAGCAGCTTCAAAATTGCTTCCGAACTTTACAGATGCGATTGCTCCCGCTGAAAGTCCTGCTGACACTGATCCAACTGCCTTTGCTGTCAAGCCTAAAGCCTTAGATGCCACACTTCCGACATTCGACAAACCGTTTTTTATTCCGTCTGTATTTAATTTTGTATCAAACGTCAGCTTACCATCAGCCAAATTACCAGCTCCTTCCTGTGGCACTGGCTCTTTGGCTCCGACGCTCAATTATTTATCAACTGAAATATGTTTCAAACTCTTCCTCAGCCTTTTTCTCTTCTTCTGTTTCTTCGTATGGCGGCATCCACGCCTCTTTTAAATTTCGATAAATCGTAGATTCGTCCTTGTTTCTTTCCCCGGTATATGATCTGTACCCCATGATCGCAGACAGTCTTGTGCAATCAGGCAATCCATTCATCAATGCAAGAAACTTGTGCCAGTGCAGATCCGTTTCTAATAAATCTATCCCATACGCCTGCATAAAAGCCGAATAGATATAATCTCCATCGTACTGGTAAAACAGGACATCATCCCCGGAAGAACTATCAGAATGCGGCACCACATTCTGAGGAAATGCAAATTGCAATATTCCGATATATTCATTTATATCTGTAAATACCGGTATGCTGTTTTTAAAAAGATACCTTATATCCAATGGTGTTTTGTCATCACTCAAGGACCATTCCCTGTACTCCATTGCAAATTTCATCCAGATACGAAAATCTGTATTAACAGAAAAATCCCTACCACCTACCGAGATGGCATTTGGTAGAGATTTCTGTGTCAGGTCAAGCATTAATGCATTCCCCTTGCGAGTGCTGCCACAGATGGTCTTGGCGCATCCATCATATTCTGTAATGCAGATGCATTGTTGATCACACCCATGACTAAGCGTTTATTTTCCTCGTTCATCCCATTAAACGGATCAACCTTTGCTGATTCATTGATAGGTTTATCGTAAGCTGCACAGATCCGGATGAAAGCTACCGTAATCATGTTCAGATCGATTTCTTCCATATCATCTGATTCAAACACCTCGAGAGCCGCTTCATCTCCGATTAATTTTTTCACGAGCAGATACATGTCCAGTGATTTTTTGTCGGACTCTTTTTTACTCTCATTCCCCGCTGTCACTCTTTCGATTTCTTTTCTTACAGACTTTTTAAATGTCGGCAGCGAATACTCTTTGCCATTAAGTTCTACTGTGTACTCCATATTTTTCCTCCTTATTCTGAATCAGCCGTAAATGTCGGTTCACCGGCATTCATCGTAACTTTGCCGTTTGTAATCGTTCCGCCAAACAATACTTTAAAGTTCAGTTTCTTGTCCACTGCATTTAAGTCCTGTACGGAAATAACAGATTCGGTCTCCCATGCCTTATAACCGCCGTCTGCTGCCGGTTCATGCATAAATACTACCAGGCACTTTACATGCGCATCTGATCCGGTTCTTCGCTCATAAAAATACGGGAAAATCATCTCGTAATCGTCGGATCCTTTGTACATAGTCAGATCCTGATCGATGGATGGCTTATAGGAATCAACTTCCGTAGTCGGATTCTCGTCTGCAATGTAATCATACTCTGTTTCTGTCGGATTCATGGAAAGCGTCAGCGTCTGAGATTTCTTTACACGCCGGTACTTTGTTCCATCATGCAGAAATAACCCGATTTTATGTTTTTTTACCATGGACAACGTCTGCACTGTTGGTGTTACTTCGCTATCTAATTCTGACATGTGTTCTACCTCTCTTTCAAATATTGAATTGCCAATGTTAATTGATATATAGCGTTATCATCCTCCTGTGACGTAATAGAAGCTGCATCATTTACTTCTACATTCTCACAGATGAGGCTGCCAGCTTTTGACAGATCCGGATAATCCTCATGAAAGGCTTTTTCTGTAATCCATTCCGTGAGATCTTCCATCATCTGTTGATTTTCTACGCGATTTTCATCCAACTGCGTAGAACTTCTTGCAAAAAAATTATAATATTCTGTGATATCCTTGCTGCCATCGAGGAAAGTTCTTTCCTCTTTGGATGGACTCTTGAAAAGTGCCAGACAGCCTTCCGGCGCATCGATAAAATCTGTCAGAAGGTCACTGATATCAAGATTTTCATAATCTCTCAGCCATTCTTTTAAACATTCACTTACCGTCATTTGATACCCGCCGCCCTTTCTGCTGCCTTTAAAATCTTCTCTTTTCCGCCCTCATTTTTCATATGTTCAAACCAATAATCCGTCCTTTTCCCTTCATGGCTCATCGGTATGTAATACTGTTTTCTGGCATACGGAAGATCATATATAATGTTTCCACTCCCAATTTCGGTTTTTATAATTCCATTGTCCCGAAGTGCTCCGGTATCAAGTGGGACGTATGGATCCATTAATCGTAAACACTCGCTGTCAATAATCTGTTGCACTTTCCCTCCGGCAGCAAGACCATGCTTTTCGATCACATTTCTCCCATCAATTTCTACTGAATTTAACGTAAATTGAAAAGAACCCATTATTTACATACCACCTTCCAGTGCTTGAGCAGTGTGCCTTCCGTATTGTCCGCCAGAGATGCGATCGTACCGGATTTCTGAAACTCCTTCCGCAAGTCCGTAATGCTATAATCCTTTGTAATTTCCTTATCGCATTCTCCGGCTACAATCATGTCATGGTTATTCCGTGGATTAAATGTAAAATACTTTTCTGTTTCATCGTCCGAGAGTTTTTCGTAACTTAGCGCATCAATGTACCGTTTTCTCCCAGTATCTGCCTCCATCGGAACAACTGCAGTTAAAAGCTGTGTAAATGCAATAGATCCAGAACCCGATACCGTTTTATCTGCGGAATACTTATATTCACATCCTCGAATCACTGTCCGGTTCCAAATTTCTGTCTTATCTGCGTTTTTATGTGCATTGTATACTGTAATGGTCTTATCATTCATCAAAATGCACCCGCCAATCTGGTCCCGATGCCCTTGTAGATTAACTCTTCCATCGCCTCCTGTGCCTGTGCTGTACTCTGCAGAGCATAGGATTCTGAATAACCATTGTTATTCACGGACGTTACGCTATGCCCGGCAAGTGTTGTCTGATTCGACCACAGGAAATTGCACAACCGGAATATAGTATCTTTCTGTCGTTCTTCCGAAATATTCATGTACGGCTTAACGACTTTTTTATACTCGGTTTCTGCCTGTGCCTCGACTGCTTCAAACTGCTTTTCCGGCACAACGTTTGGAAAATGGGAGTTGTAATACTCCCAATCAATGATTTTTGACATTTACAGCTCCCTCCTTCTTATGATGTCTTTCCAAGTAATTTAATTCCTTTTAAGACACCAGCCATTTTACTGTTTTTCAGAACAGCTCCGGCAATCAACTCAACCTCGCCTTTCTTTACAGCTCCAGGTGCGGACATATCCGGCAAATAGGTTTTAAGCATCTTTGATCCGTTTACAGAAATTCCGTGGAAAGCATCAAGACCGAGTTTTGCAGCGTAGATATCAGATGTTCCATAGTGAGTAGAATCCGGTGCGGAAGTTGCTACAACATCCTCTGTCGCAGATCCGTTGTAATATTCTCCGGCATCCATAAGCAGGATTCCGTTATAGGTCTCTACTGTTCTTCCAAAATCATCTTTCGAACGGTCATAATATCCGGCTCTACGCGCTGCAGATCTGATCTTTGTGAGCATTTTATTGTTCATCATAAGCACATCCGGTTTTGCTGCTAAAAGTGCAAGAAAAGTATCCAGCTCGTCCAAAAATGCATTGTAGTTGCTGTCAAGCATTGCAGACGTAGACACATCAATATCCGTAGTCATCTCTGTGGATTTTCCGGAAAGAGTCTTTTTCAGTCCATCAAACGTGTTCGGAACATACCCCGTTCCACTTGATGCAGACGTTCCGTTGATAACAAGGTTGTGGAAGTAGTTCGCTCCCGCTTTTGTTTTCTGCTTAATCTGGAAGTCCATCTCATTGATCGCACCGGACGTCTGTGCAATTACACGATCGATCTCGAATGATCCTCCGAGAATAACAGGACTTGCAGTCTGTTTTGTTCTCTTTGCCTCGTTTGCAGTGTACTCACTGTTGATCTGACGCACGCCTGCGGTCGATGGAGTCTCTAATCTCTGGTATCCATATACCAGGTTACTTCCGCCTGTTGGCGAAATGGTATCATCAAATGTCAGTTTATCGAGCAAAACAGAATCTCTTCTAAATTCGTCAATAACCTGCTGATCTACTTTGTCGGCATATCCGACTTTTGCTTCTGCTAATGTTAATGGCATATCTCTCTTCTCCTTTACTTACTGTTGTATCTTTCTGTCAGAGCACCGATCAGACTGTCTGCCTGCGGTTTTGCTCCCGTTCCGCCTACTCCGCCGATTGGATCACCCGTTCCGGCTGGCTTAGGCTCCGCCTCTCCAAAAAGCATCTTGCTATCCTCGGCTTCAGAAAGCACTTTGATAGCTGCTGCAACGTCCTCTTTCTGATTTTTGGATGCTTTTAATGTATCTACATCCAGAAGTGCCGTAATGGCTTTTGCATTCTTTCCGTGAGCGGCGTTAATGCTGTCCTTGAGAACGTCGTTGAAATCCCTGTCCGCAATCTGCTGCTGATAATCGGCATCCTTTGCCTTAATATCCTTTTCCAGATCTTCGATCTTCTGTTTCATCCCGGATACGTCCGCATCCTTAAATTCTTCCAGATCCTTTTTCAAGCCTTTGATTGTTCCCTCATGGGTTTTTACTTTCTCCTGCGCTGCTGCTAAATCTGCTTTCACAGTATCAAGTTCTTTCTGTACCGGATCATGTTCCTTGTGATACATATCCAACGTACCGTTGATCTGTTCTTTGGTCATTCCTAATGCTTCCAGTTCTTCTCTTGTCATTCTCTTTTATCTCCTTTAACGATTAATTATTTCACGAGGAAGAATCATCCTCAGATAGCCAGCAAAGGCGGGATCGAACCGCCACAGGGTAAAAACAAACATACATGAAAGGAGGCAAAAACCCCTGTCGTGCACCACTGCACCTTTGCTGTAATAAAAATGAGCCAATTAATCAAATCATTTAAGATTCAACTAATTGGCTCACAGGCTCTTTTTCGGGTTCGATTGACAATATAAATTTTCTTTTACATAATTTACAATACCCGGGGAAATTCTGAATCACTGTATCTGATCTGAGATACAGCATCTTCTTTCCACACTCCGGGCAACGATACCAATAATTTCTTGTTTGCATATATTTTCCCCTTTCTAAATATAACATTTTATTATGTTATAGTCAATGTTATAATGTATACTTATGTCTCTTTTTAAAGAAAAACCACTGCACTTTCACAGTGGTAATATTTAATCAAAATTTATTCTCAAACCACATTTGTCACATTTAAAATAATGTGATGTCTTTGGATCATAGTCAGTTCGCAAAGTCCCTGTCTTACACTTTGGACATTTTACTATTTCACCATTTCTTAATTTTTCGAAATCAATATCAATTTTTTTCATTATGGTTTCCTCCATTCATAATCCGGATACCTCTCTTTTACAGATTTAATTATATTCCTTATATCTTCGCCCGTCAATTCTCCTTTTCTATGTTTCAATGCGTTATAATCACATACGCACTCTGCATGTGCATCTTCGCCGATATCATACTCTATATGGGTTTCCTCATGAATGATTGTTTCGACAATTTTCTTTTTGGTGTTACATGTTCGTGCATTTATGTAAATACTGTTTCCAATATTTAATCCATATACATCATCCAGATGGTTTTCCGTTATGGTATCTCTATTATATATCACATCAACAGATATATTGTTCTTTTCTATATACTCTAACACTCTCTTTCCTGTTTCAGAGGTCTTTAGATCTTTGTATATTGATACCGGCTTTACGGTATCGCCTTTTTCCAATGGCTGCACATCAAATAATGATTTGGCTTTATCTTCCATTGCTCTTGACTCGTTTCTTTTTGGCAAAATTTTGATAGTCTGTGTTCTATTCAAATCACTGCTGCCGTTTGCTACTCTTAGTCGATTATCTTTGGCGCTGATCCCCATCTCTTTTGAAAATCTATGATATTCCGCTATCTGCTTTCTTTTCTGTGTTTCCAGTGCATTCACATTTCCGCTGATAGCCTTTTGTGCTTCGATCTCCCGCTTGGTTGCCCGGATTCCCCGCTCCATCTGCCGCTGTTTCTGCGTCATGTCATAATATTTATATGTCCTGCCGTTGTATTCCTTTGGATCCGGTTCTTTATCCCATTTTGTCGGTTCACTGATTCCCTCGAAAAAAGGATAAAAAGTATGCCGGCAGTTCACGCCACACAGTCCGTTTACTGCTCCATACTGTGTTTCAGAAAATGGCGGGTAATTTTTATTGCGCCCACTTCTCGAATAAATTTTTCCTTGCCATTCCGCATGCTCCGGTCGTGCTCCCCAGTGAGCAGAAACTTCTACCAAGTCTGTACCGGTAACATCACAGTTTCTTTCTGTAATTTTGGCAGATAATTGATGGCATGATGTTCTTACGCACATTCTTGCGGCGGTATCTAGCTGATAGGTTCTCCCACTGGCATAATCCACCGATCTAAGACCACTCCGCGCCATTTCTCGAATTGCGTCATTCGCTGCGGCATCAAATGAGTATGCTCCGGTTGCCATCTTCATTACAGCCTTATCCAGATATTTAATGTATGCATTTTGAACCGATGTAAAATCGTATGCCCCTTTAAATCCCATTGTTTTGGTCAGATTCTTAAAGGTTCCAGCCGTTGTGCGACTCATTTCTTCCATTATTTTTACTATACCAGTATCTTTTGTGAGTTCGGTCCCTGCCCGATGCCACGCTGACAGATCTTTATTAAATGCCATATCTCCCGCATCTGCTATGATACGATTTCCTTCTGCCGCAGCATCCTTTTCCATTTGCCTGATTGCATGAACAACATCTCTTTTGTACTGTTTTGTATTACTCGCCACATATTTTTTGTACTCGTCATCCGCATTAAGGATTTTCATAACCTCTTTGCGGATTTCCTGTGTGCTTACCCCCGCCGCGTGCAATGCCTGTGCCTGTAGCTCTGCTGTCTCAGTAAAACGCCCAGTCTTTTTTACTCTCCGCGCAATGTCCGCAATGATGTCCTGCTCTGCTGACTGAAAAACTGCAGCACCACGATCACCAAACATTTCTAACTGCTTTTCTGTCAGCATTTATCACACCCCCTCTAATCTTCCTCTTCTGGATCCGGTTCCTGTTCTTTTGCAGCTAAAAGTTTTTCAGCTTCTTTTCTGTCAAGGTTCAAACTCATCATGATATAACGGATCATAAATTCTGGAATATCAGAAAATGACTGCGCATCCGCTCTCATATTGTTTAATTTTGCAGCCTTGTCCTCAATATATGAATCATCAAAGTCAATGCAAATATCTGCATCTAAATCATACGACGTACCATTAAAGGTGTTAGAAAACCACATAATTGCTCTAACAATACCGGCAATATAGTCGGTTGCTTCTTTGCGCTGCTTATTTAACTCCTGCATGGCATCCTGTCTTTCTCCGATATACTGTGTGGCTGTCTGAATCTGCCCCTGTTCAAACGTATACTTCTTGCTGCCAAATCCAAATGTCATAGAAAAGAGTGACAAGCATAACTCAAATGCTTTTGTGATATCATCTACTCTGATCTGCGGGTTGTATTCCTGGATCACGTTTTTCTGATCCGGCAAATGTTCCCCAAGGAACACAAACAAGCGTTTCATGAGTTTAGTTTTCTGCTTCGGCTGTCCGGTTTCTTCGTCAAGTTCCACCAGTGCTTCGTTTGTAAGGATAAGCTTTTCACCTTTTTCCAGATCGCCATTTAGGATCATGTTGCACAAGTCGATTTTTTTGAGCGTTGGGATTGCTCCCCAAATCTTGGGTAAACCAAACCCCTGCATATCATCCAGATTGTTCACCTCTGCAACCCTCATAACTGCAAAAGGCTTCACATCCCCAAGATTAATCCAGTAATTCTCAAGTTCTGCTCCGTTTTCATCGAATGTATAGGTTTCAGCTTTATAATTCGTCCCGTCCGGTCTCGTAAAAAGGACCATCGTTGTCCGCTTCTTTCCGTTTACGTAATCCACACCAGAGAAACATGCTTCCAGCGCTTCTTCATTTTCGACCAAAAGCGGCGTGTAATTCTCCGCATAACAGTAGGCGATTCTTATAGTGCCGCCTGTCACTGATCCATTGTCCAGATATGTAGCATCTTTTAATCGTACATATGCTGCCACTGTTCCGGTCGCGCTCATTCGTTCCAGTTGTTTTCTGTACATCACATCAAATCTGTTATCATTCAAAATCTTATTGATTTCATCCGCCTGGTTCGCATTCCCTGCATTAATCTGGATAATCTCGCACAGATTCGCATCGTCTGCGCATCCTCTCTTTGCAAAATTCATGCGCTCGATCACATACTCTTCGCCCTGGATGGATGTCCGTCTGTGAAATTTCTCAATTAGTTCATTTTTATACCATGCATTGCAGGCATTAATATATCCATATGGTACGGTATTTACATAATATCCAAGCTTTTGCAGCTTGCTTTCTACGCAACTCTCCATTCTATCCCTCCATCATCTGTCTAAATCGATATATTCAATAAAATCTAACATGGTGTAACAAAATGCATCCCACCAGTCGTTACAGTTACCTATGTTTTTGTCTTCCGGTATGTTCGGTTTCTTCTCATCCCATTTCAGTGATCCGATAGCTTTTCGCAACCTTACGCACCGCCTATGGATTTTTAATCGCCCTGTATTAAACAGCAGATCCACGGTCCGTAGTCTCTCAGATATCTCATTCTTCCGGCATCCAGCTATGTTCGTGTATGGAAGTCTTGCTTTTCTTGCAGCACTTCGAATAGAATTTATCATTGTTGTACTGGCAGAATCAGGAAACACCCAATCCACGCGCTCATATTTCTCAATACACATCCGGTAAAATTCTATAAACTTCTCACAAATCTGATCCGCATCAATATCCGCCGACAGTTCCAGATAATCTTCCTCAACTGCAAAGATCAGATGATAATTCCGAAAATACAATGCACACACCATTGTTGTCATGGATCCATTGCCACCGAAATCCATGCCGATCACAACTTTACTTGGTCTCGGATTTAACCTGTGACCGCCATCATAATTCAAAACATCCGAATCATCACACAAATACGGTTCGTTATTCTCTGCAAACTTTCGAAATATGATTCCCTCTGCAACTGCTCGATCCCCCCGGATATCTCGTTTGTACCACACACTGTCTTTTTGGTATGTATTAAGGATTGTCCGAATCTTCTCGTCTGACAGGCTCATATTATCGACCAAAGTAAAATGTCCATAATTATAACCATACTTTGGGTTCTTTTCCTGCTGTTCCTCGTGGAATTTAAGGATATCCGTGTAGTACCAGTGTTCTTCCTCTTTCGGGTTCAGATCATGGAAGATTTTTCGGTCCGTACTGGACAATGTACGGTCAAATACCTCTTTTAAAAACTTCGGGTGGCATTCATTTGCCTCTGTAACATATGCCATGCCGTAGGTATTACCTTTAATGAGCTTTTCGGCTCCATCTTTACCTCCGCCAGACACCAGTACAATCTTTTCGCCGGTCTTGGTCTGTACATACACACAATCGCGATCCTTGTATTTTCCCTCTCTGCATCTACCCTCGAAATAATTGAGCAGTCCATATCCATCGCAGTCCAATATATTAAGCTTTGCCGTGGCGCTTGATACTCCGGCAACTAAGTGTACTTTATTTTTGTGTGTCTCCAGCATAGTGCAAAAGATGAGCGTTGCAAGAACGTTCTTTCCGCCTCGCTTGCCGCCCTCTGCCACATTGAACCAGCTATCGAAGCTCCGAAGAAAATAATCATATTGTCTTTTACTCAGCGGTGCCGGTTTGTTCATGATCTCCATTCCTTTCAAAGTCTGCTATGCTCCGGTTCTGCTCCGGCTTTTTCAGAATATCCGCTATGGTCTGCATGTTTGCAAGGATCTGTGCTGCCGAATCATCTCTGACCTCTGCGCGTTTTTTATCAAATTCAGCCTTGTACTTATCATCTGGATGCATGAGAAAGTACTTTGAAAGCCAGTCGTAAGCCTTTTGCTTATCCGCAAGTTTCAATGATACCCCGTCTTTTCCCTGCTTCACTTCCTGAATGATCTGTGTATCAACATTACAGGACTCATTCAGTTTTATAGAATTGACCTCTTTTTTCAGATTTTCGCCAGTCTCCGGATCTTTTACCGGTCCAAACGCACTCATAACATCAACTTTTTCTCTGCCAAATGAGAGATAATTTCCAATATCAGCAAATGCAATCCGCATCTGAATTTCCACAATGTCATCTGCACCGGCTATGATTTGCTGACGTTTAATTTCTTTTAAGCGTTCAATTTCCTGCCGCACCTTAGTATTTCTTAGTAGCATGCAACCATTAACCATTGCTGTCTCATACTTACAACCATATGCTTTCTGGTAGCTCTGTGCCGCATTAAATGTCCGACTGTAATATATGCAGAACATCTGCTGTTCCGGTGTGAGATCATCATTCTGCAGCGTCTCTTTCGTGCCATCATCAACAGGTGTCTTTTTTACTGTTCGCTTCGTAACCGAACGTTCGCTTTTCTTTTCCGAACGTTCGCCGTCCCAACCATATGTGCTTTTCCATCTGCGGATCGTTCCCTCAGGCTTTCCCAGTTGGTCAGCAATGTCTATCAACTTCATGCCGCTCTTATACAGTTCATATGCTTTATCTGCCAATGGATTTTTCTTTGCTGCCAACTGTTCACTCCCTTTCTTCTAGCAAAATAAAAAGAGCCAAATACCAATCAAGTTAATGATTAATATTTGGCTCTTAGGCACTATTGTATATAGTTATCATACCATATCTTTACTATATTCTTCTATATTAATTTATAATACTTTGAAAATCCTTCAACAAAATCATCGCATGTGTTTTTGCTGAATCTATAGATAATACTACTTCCTCTATGTCTTTTTTTGCATCCCTGCACATTAGCATATACCAGCATTTCTCTTCTAGTATTTCTAATAATTCGAGTCATTTTAGGGACATAAACGTTCTCACCATTGCAACGTCTAAAATCTAGGTCCATGTATTTATCTACAGTTTCCTTGTCATAAAAAACACCAGGTCCAAGCTCAGGTATTTCAAGTCCTTCATATCTACCATCATTTTTAGAAAGTAAGTGTGGTGTCCTTGTTTCTTCTGGATGCTTAGTCAACCATTCAATATCATCGTCAGCTTCAAAATACATTTCAGGGGCGGATTCTGGATCATCAATATCTGTATTCATTATTAATAGGCCCTTGAATTTGAAACAATCTATGCAGCCATTATCATTTTCTATCAGCTTAATATCCCCAAGCTCATCTGGATCTGCAACAATCGTTACATCTCCAGAACAGGTCAACGAAGCCATATCCATTCCTAATTGCACATTTCTTTGTTTTAAATAAGACAAAAACTCTGACACTTTTCTGTAATCAGTGATTTTCGCTATTGTTTGACTCTCCATTTTCATCCCACAATCCAACGCACTTTGTAAAAATTTTTCTTTACCATTCATAGTAATATGCCTCCTTTTTCATGAATCATACCACTTTCCCTGTTGATATTCAATTATAATTGTACTACAAATTTATTTCATTTCTCTCCCTGCCAGATCTTCGGTGTACCATCAGCATTGAGCATAACGGTAAGACCGCCGCCCGTACTTATTGTGATATATAAATACATCACTCCTGTGTCATTATCTGCATAAATAAGATATTCTTGTCCACTTCCCACCAGTACCATTGTGTTTTCCTGTCCCGCACTGACATTTGCTGTATCACTGCATCCGGCAATCAGAAGTGTTGCTGTTATGATGGCTGTTATAAGTTTCTTTCGCACTGCATTAGTCCTCCGTATTTTCCTCATATTCCTCTTTGCTGATGGTCCTGATGCATTCCTCACTCACGCCTAAACTTTTCGCCATGTTTGCAATGGCTCTTTTCACATAGTCGTATGCACTTTCTTCAAAAATCCTTGGCTTTTCTTCTGTGACTGTAAAACCTATATTCTGCTCTGTATATCCAACGGAACCCTCTCCGCCAAACATTTCTGAATCCTTAATTTCAAAGTATAATGATATTCTGATTTTCATTTCATTCATTGTTTTTCCTCTCTTTCTCAAAGTTCATCGATCATCTTTGAGTACTCGTTATACTGTTCTTCCGTCACATCTGCGACATTGTTCAGGAAAAAATATAAATATCCTTTTGAGTACTCGGCTGACCATAGTTTTAATTTGATTTTCTTTTTGGCAATTTCATAATAGAGACCGAAATCCATTATTATATTTTTCATGAGATGACCATTCCTCTCTTCTTGGTTTTGTTATCTGGTTCTAAAATAAACTCATCTGGTTCTCGTCGTACTGGTAAATGCGTCCAGTCATGATCCTCCCTAACTGACGCAATCTCTCCACCCGTGGTTTCTGCTTAAGATTCGCCATATAATTATTATCCACTTCCGGCGGTATGGAAAAATAACATTCCTCCGGTAATGGCAACTGATTTTCTGTGCAGATCTCGTGGATCTTTGACTGATAATAAATGATATGATTCCGTGTCAGATTCATGTTGCATCCATCGGACCAGAACGGATCATTACACCCGTTCTGATTGATAACTTTCCAGTGTTCTATTTCTCTGCGGATGCACTGGCAGTACTCTTTCACTTTATCTTCTGCTGTCTGTATCATGACAGCACCTCCAAATCTTCCAATGGAACATAATGTTTTAAATTGTTCGCATAATAAACAACAGCACATTTTACCGTTTCTTTTGCTCTTTTCGATACATAAAACGCTTCTGGAATGACTCCGATACCTACATCACATTCATCTTCATAAATCGCATCAAGATAGCCTTTGATGACAATATCCTTATATCCAACAATTACACCTGTGAAATTCTTATCAACGTGTTTGAAATAAGTTTTCTCGATATATTCAACATTTTTTTCGACAGTGCCATCATTGTTTCCATCTGCCAGATTATTGTCCATTGCATCAGCAGTTAATGTTTTCCTGTCGAGATACAGCCATCTTCCGTCTTTAAATGGCTTATAAAAGCCTTTGCATTTTACTTTTTCAAATAAATTCATGGCAACACCTCCGAAAAATTTAAGGTTTACGCAAACCGGAGCTGTCCGGTCTGCTCTGCTTCTATCTGCATATTTGGCATCCGCTCTGCAACACACAATTCTGGCAAATTTGCTCTGACCAGTGCTGCAGGTATTGGCGGACATACTGCATTGCCGCATCTTCGCACCTGTTCGCTTCTCGGATATGTCTTGCCGGTGTAATCATGGTCGATTATGTAATCGTCCGGAAATCCCTGACATCCATATAACTCCCTTGGCTCCAGCATCCGCAGTCCAATATCCACAATCTGGTAATCAGTGCCGTTGATGGTCACAAGTCCAAAGCGATCCTGTGCTGTGACTGTATCAAGCGGATCTTTGATATCCTGCCCTGTTCCCTGTCCATAGTATTTAATCAGAAACGCTCTGACCTCTCCAAAGTGTCCGTCACCAGCCGTGATCGTTGGTAATGGCTGTCTGATATCTTTTCCGTCACAATGATTGTTCATCTGAATCAGATTCGCAGTAACAACGCTGTTATGATCCCATGCGGTCACTGTCGGAAGCGGATTTTCTACTGTTTCCCCAGCACCTTTATATCCTCCGTCATAGTACTTATGCAGAAACGATGCGACCAGCCCATATCTATTTGAGCTGTCAACTGTCATGATCGGATCTTTTATAGTCTGCCCTCTTACTCCATCTTTTGAAGTTTCTGAATGGTACTGAATCAACGTAGGACTAATAAGACATTGCTGATTGCCAGTTGTAATTGTGTGTATCGGATCTTTGCAATTTCCGCCCGGATGATTTGTCGTATTCTTTCCCATGTATGGTGCAAGCGTTGGTTCAATCAGACAATGCTCATTTTTGCTTACAATCGTTGTGAGCGGCTCCCTCACATCCTTACTCCGGTCCTTTGTGAACCCTGTCTGCCCGATCTGCACCATATACGGCTCCACAATCCCGTACCCGTGCTTTCCGGTTATGGTAGGCATCGGCTCTCTGATATCATTCGGTCTACGCTCACCGCCATGATTACACTGAATGATAAAAGGCTTTGGATTATTCAAAACGAATTTTATAAATCCTCTGGCTATCCTGTCCATCGTCTTTTGTGCCAGTGGTCTTACTGCCCGAATGCCGTATTTCTCCTTGATTTCTTCCGAAGTATCGAAGATACTTGGACAGGGCAATGAAAAATCCAACTGCGTGTATGCTCCAACATAAGGTTTTTTCAATCCTGCCTTTACCTCTTCACTGTCTGCCGGTGCGTGTGTCGGCTCTGGCCAGACGATCGGCTTGCCGTCACACCGGGCGATCATGAAAAATCTCTTTCGCATGGTAGGTGCTCCGTAGTCAGCGGCAATCAGCTCCCGGAATTGCACTTCGTATCCTAAATCCGTGAGCTGCTGAACGAATTTCTGAAATGTTTCGCCCTGCTTTGCCTTAATCGGATGGTGTCGCCGTCCAAGTGGTCCCCATGTTTTGAACTCTTCCACATTTTCAAGCATGATGACTCTCGGTCGGACAAGTCCCGCCCATCGGCAGGCTACCCACGCAAGACCACGGATATTCTTATCTTTTGGCTTGCCACCCTTTGCTTTGCTAAAATGTTTGCAGTCCGGAGAGAACCAGGCAAGTGCTACTGGATGTCCTTTACAGGCTTTTACAGGATCAACCGCCCACACGTTTTCACAGTAATGCTTCGTATTCGGATGGTTCGCCTTGTGCATCTTGATAGCTTCTGGATCATGGTTGATGGCTATATCAACACTGTATCCGGTTGCCATTTCTATACCAGTGGAAGCGCCGCCCCCACCGGCAAAATTGTCAACTATCAATTCTCCATGTATCATTTTCTTCAAAAGGAACCCGGCGCGCCTTTTATCCGGATAGGTCCCGGCTCCTTTCATATTATTGTAGTTTTTACCTCTTTGATGTATAATGATTTTAATTTACACATAAGGAGGAATTTTTATGTCTAAGGATATAACTAATAACTTCAGCGTTTTAAATGCTGATTTGCCAGAATCAGTTGATAATGCATTAAAAAATCTTACAGATTTGCCTTCCAAAAATGTCGGTCAAACATTATCTGATTGTTGGTTTTTAGTCTTTGGCGGTATTTCACAATTAGCCGAAAAACGTAAATTAAAATATGCCAAAGACTTAGAAGAATTTAAGCAATCCTTAAGTTCAAAAATCACTTCTATTCCAAAAGAAAATCGTGTCGAAGCAAATACCCAAATAGTAATGCCTGCATTAGAAAATGCAAAATACTGTGTTGAAGAACCAAGTCTACGTGAAATGTTTGCAAATTTAATTTCATCATCGCTTGATATTGAAAAACAGGATATTGTTCACCCTTCTTTTTCGGATATATTAAAAACCATGACACCACTAGATGCTCAAAACTTAAAACTAATATTTGATAATTATCAGTTACCAATTTGCAATATTGTTAGAACATCTGATAACCCATCTTTGTATGCCGTGGTGTTGCAAAACATATTTTTAGAAAACTCAGAATGTACTATATATGAACGCCAATCTCTTTCCATCAGTTTTCTATCTAAACAAGGGCTAGTTGAAATTCCTTCATCGCTCTCCATACATGATGACGCTGCTTATTTTAAATATGAGCAATGTGATGAAATGCTACAAATTCAAAATCAATATCCAGATTATACATTTCAATTACAAAAACGTTTAGTAAAACCAACTCCTTTAGGCGTTTCATTTCTCGACATATGTTGTCCTGATTAACTCTTTAAGCATTGCAAAGATATCATTTACATAGCTATCTATTATTTTCATATAGTAGATAGCTACAATTTTATTTACAACTAACGCAGTGATGATTGTACAAAGATTATTAATTATAAAGTATTTCATATATTCACCTCCTTTCCGTCGGTTTTTCACACCGCTCAAATTCAATTACCCACACCCACGGATTAGCATCCCATCCGTAGCGGTCAAGGTTGGATTTCTTGATGGTGCTGTTCCATATCTGCATAAATTCGACCTGTGGCGGTTCAATCCATCCAGTATTCATGCAATCTGTACATCCATGCACCCCGAGTGCTACATGATCGCATCTTATACCTTCTGAACCCTCTCGGAGTGCTCCATTATATGTGATATCCTGCAGCCGCTCTACTCTCACATCTATAACCTTAAGCCAGATACGGGCGGCTTCTTTCGGCATGTGGATGGATGGTTTCCATTTTGTAACATCGGCAATATCATCTTTCTGCCAATCTTCGTAGTAATAGTATCCTTTCGGTGCCTCTTTCCATGTTTCACGAACATACAGGATATCGCCCGTACAGATAGGACAGGTTCTCTCCGCCGTACTTAACTGTTCCGTATGCTCCTTATCAACAAAGTTATGTACTGCATAAGTCCGCCTGTCAGCATTGTAAAAATCCATATCCGGCACAGTACACTCATTGGCATCTTTGCAAATTCGCCTTGTGCAGGTCTTCCGTCCGTCCAGAATTGCCCGAACCATCTCGGTATTGAATAAAATCGGTTTAATCGGCATCTACTCCACCGCCTTTCACAATCTCGATTGCCCTCCTGTTCCATGCTTCTACAAATTCACCCCAGTCATAAGTACCGGTGCAAAACTCCAAGCCACATTTACAATGAATGTTAATAGGGGCGCCACCACTATCTGGGTCAATAAATGTCGGGTGCCAATCCATACTCGGCTCATACACATCTTTTTCAATATCTATACTGTGTCCGCAAAACGGGCATGGCTTAAGTTCTTCATTCATTCTTCGTTTTCCTTCCATTTCTCACATGTATCATCCAGTCCACGGAAATCTGCACAGTGTTCACTGTCTCCATTGCAACAAACGCCCTCATATTCAGCGTAGTATTTACATGTACTGCAATATTTTTTTGTTATTGATTCATTCTCCGTCATGACTCTATCTTTCATTTCTGCCAATTCCTCTTGACTGAATTTTGTGTAACCGATTCCACAATTTGTAAATCCTCCCGCTCTATACGCTATGGTTCTCGGCATCCTACACCTCCAACAGTTCCGGATTATCAATCTCGTTTCCAATAACATCTATATAATCCGGATTAATATCTCCCAATGGAACACTTACATCAGTCTCTAACGATGTAGCTTCCCATCTCAATGAATCATCTGACCATTTGATAACGTAATCTTCATCTTCGTACCGGAAGATATCTTTCTCATAGATTCCCTCATATCCGGTGCACTGGCAGATGGTGTTAGGTATAACCTCTACAATCTTATTTCCATGACTAATTTCCCCACTATCAACGTCATAAAACTTTTCCGGCTCATTTACGATAATTACCGTCTTTTCTCCAAGGACTGCATAAAATCCAGTTACCCACTGTTTTCTAGTCCCTATTGGTCTTGCTTTACATAAATGTCTATTCTCCATCACGTTCCACCTTTTTTCCTTTGCAAAATCCTCTATGTTCATGCACGGAGAAAGAAATACTTCCGGTCTGTTTCATGTAAGTCAATTTTTCTCCGGTCAACTCACATTTGTGTTCACGTTCGTTCAAATACTGACATCTTCCATCACAATACATCGCTTTCCCCCTCCATTTTTTTCAGCTTGGCTTCGGCTTCATCTCTGGTAAAGAAAATTACTTCTCCAAAACGATGTGCAAATGTAAAGTCATAGTTTTCAAACCATATTTGCGTAGTAAAATCCGTTCCTTCCATTTTTTCAATCTCGATTTTCAACACCCTATGTTTTGAAATTTTTTTACTTGCCTTATTAACTTTATAAACAATATCTCCCACCTTACACGGCAACCGCAGAAGTAATCCCTGCTCTTCAGCATCCTCATAGTCTTTGAGTTTCCGATATACGGCATCTATTTCCTCGCAATCCGGTTCACATGCCCTTTCCCACAGTTCATCATCAATCCACAATGGATTTCTCTCTGTTAATCTCTCCATGCTATCCCTCACTTTCTGCCCGAAGCCATTGTTCCACATCTGTAACAGAACACATTGCAACACCGCCCTCAATGGTCTTTACGCTACCCTGCTCATATGTTTCGATTGAGCAAAGGAAATCTAAAAGTTCATCATCCGTCATGCTCCTGATCCGGTCTGCATTGGTCTGTGGCTTTTCAATATGTGGCTTTTCTGCATCTGTGCTGTACGACTCCGGCAGTGGCATCCAAGCATTTACAAATAATCCATATTTTGCATAGCTTTTGTCATCATCCCCCGGATAAAACGCACCGTTACCATCTTCATCAGTTTCATATCTTCCGATATCTGGAATAGTAAAGTTTTCAAACGATACCAGGATATATTTATCAGTATTAGGAATCTGCTCATCTACTGGAATCCATCCGCTTTCCTGCTCCAAAATCCTGTTGATTTCTTCCTCCGAAACCACTTTTGTTAGTGGAGAATACCCGCAGGCTTCTGTTGCTGCCTCAGATATCCTGTTTTTAATCCTGCTTATTTTCATTCTGATCCTCACTTTCCGGCAACATAGCATATTTATAGCTACTCATTTTACCGTCGTATGTGCTCCATGACGTTTTTCCGTAATCCCATGTATAAACCGTTTCATCTTCATATTTTGCAAAATGTTCTTTGCTCCACGCAAAAAGTTCAGAATCTCTTCCGCATATTTTTCTCTATTCAGCATCTTTCTTCTCCTTCCCGTACCGCAACTGATACGGTACTTCTCTGAATCTTTTCAACGCATCCTGGTTCGGGTGCTTTGTCGGCATTGACAAGTTATTATTCATTTTTCCGATAATTGTGCGGCGTTTCTTACCTTCTTTCCACATTTATATCTCCCTGCTCCTTTCATCACAGCCACAATCTCCCGGTACTCTCTTTCTCTTTTAGAGATTTCCCGATCAAGTACATCCAACCGTCTAAACAGTGCTGCCGTATACTCTTCGTCCGTCAGCTCCGTTGTTCTTTTCTTACCTTTTGCCGCAAGTGGCAACCGCACCTGTTCGCCGTTGTGCATCAGAATCTTAATGATCTCCAATCGCGGCACACAATTTAAATCTGCTAAAATCTGCAACTGGCTTGCTCTGTCCTTTGCGCTGCGGTACTGCCTGCAAATTTCTCCCTCCGTCATATTCACTTCAACCACCTCCCGGTTGTGAATTTAGCACCTGTTTTTCTAATTCGTCATAGTCATACTGACGATGATTGATATTACTAAAAGCATTGCTTTTGCCCTTATGCTCTGTTGCTTTGCCAGGCACATAGTTCTCATCCAGATAATCTACATAGCCACTGTTAAAAAATGTGCTCCCATACTGCGCTTTCCTCCAGTCGGCGTCCTTCTGCAATTCAAGACTGTAGCGGTCAATCGCTTTAACAAGCCTATCTTCCCCGATTGCAAGTAGCCGTTTCTTTTGGGCATCCGATACCTGTCCTTTGCCTTTTTTGTTCGGATATGCTTTCCACAGACGTTCGAACAACGCTTTGGCATCCGCCAAAGTATTTTTATTATTATCATTAACATTTACAGTAACATTAACATTATCAGTAACAGGGTTATTTTGCTTTTCAGAAAAACCATTTGCTTTTTTTGCTTTCTCTTGTTTTTGTGAAATATCTTTTGTTTTTGGTCTGCCGCCAAGTTTTCCGGCTTCCCGACGTTTCTCAATCTTCTCTAAATATGCGGCAGTGTCACGATCTATCCTTGATTTAATAAAGCTGAATGCCATATTGGTCATGCCGTCCATTTCCGGCAGTTCGTCCCCTGACGCGTAACACAATACTGCCGTCAGGAGTGCTCCGCGCTGTTCCATCGTAAGCAGTTTTATATGTTCCAGATACTCCGTATACAGGACAAAGCTGCTCTTTTCATCCGTCAAGACATCACCCCGTTTCCAAGTCCTTAAGAAGCTCTCTCAGTGACATTTTTGCCTGCGCCTGTGTAAGTTCCGTAATGGTCACTTCAATTCTTGGATTGTCCTTATCCACGTCCGTATCAAAGTAAAAATGCGGTATATATTTCTGACCATCATCTTTGATTACCCATGCTTTTTTCAAGCTGTCCTGCACGAACTTGGCGGCGCAGGACAAAATGTTATCATTATCCCTGCGACGGTCTTTTTCATAAAACTGATAGTAGATCAGAACCGGATCCGTAATATGTACACCTGGAAGTTGCTGCCTTATATACCAGATGATAGAATCCTCGCTTTTCTTTTTCATCCGTCCGCCCTTGCGGGGATTCGTCCGGTTGGCGGCTGTGTAATCATTCAGGCCATCCAACCGTCCGGGAATCGTAAATTTATACTCCATTGACACCACCCATTCCCACATTACAGCTTCTTATTTCAAGGATTGTATTATTACTTGGATTCCATCCTTCGACATATTCAACAGCTTCCTGGTATCTCTTGGTTGGAATATTGTTTCTGGAATTGACTCTGAAATAATCCTGAATATCATGATTACACTCAGAAAACACCTTTTTGCTCATTTCCTTATATGCCAGTGCTTTTTTACCACCAAGAACCTCAATCACTCTTTTATTTACAGTTTTCTTTAATTCCTGCTGCTGTTCATAATCAATGGTCATAGTATTTTCAAGATGTGTGATTCTCTCTTCATGTCCATCGATCATACCAAGCTGTACACGCATCATTTCCTGTGGTGTCAGCGGTTTTTGATAGGTGCCGGTTCTTCTGATCTGTGGCAGCACTTCCGATGTCACCCAACGTTTGAAACGCTTTGCTCCTGGCATTTTGCTTGAAAGAATCAAACTGTAAAGTCCCGATTCATTAATACAAATAACTTCCCGGTTTTGACCTGACAGAACGATTCGTTCGGTCAGCTTATCCTCTTCGTCAACATGATCTCTGATGGCTTTTTGTGTATTTGTATATTGCAAAATTTCCGCAATGTCTTTCGCAACAAACCACGGTTCTCCATCTACCGTTACTGTTCGGATCTCTCCAAACTCTCTATTCTTAAAAATCTCTAACTGATTCAATATCTTCTCCTTTCCCTCCGGCACCCATCGGCACCGGAGATCATGGCTCTCAATAATACTGTGATATATTATTCTGCATGAACTGTTTCTTAAGGTGTTTCAACCCTACAAATAACTTTTTCCATATCTCTTCCGAAATGTGTCCCTGGCATCATCCTCGCTCACATCTTCATGTTCTACGATATAATGCTTTTCCCATGCAAGCTGACCGATAATATGCATCAACACACTCATTTCCTTATTACGGTGCACGCTCATGTTCCCCTCATGATGCTCATAGGATAACGGCACCCACAAACCATCTTCGTCCGATAACCGGCGGTTCGCTGTCCCCTCAAAGATATGATGCCTGTGCACGTTCGGCGTGCCGTCGATCATGTCATACCCGGCATATTTCATATCAACAACAATAGAATCTTTCATCTACACCTCCCCGATCAATTCACTTGACCAGATAGGTCTATTCAATACTTTCGTATGCTTGCAGTAATCACAATGTTCACAACGCATCGGCTCTACTGCTCCACTTTTCAGCATAAGGATTGTTGATACGTTGTGCTCAACCTCTGTAAGTGCTTCATCAAGCAGGCTCTGTTCCACAGCGATCACCTGTATATCAGCCTCTTTTTCTTTTGAGACTGCTGCAATAAAAAATGGAAGCTTCTTTCCAGTATTGATTTCAACAACTTTCTGATAAACTGCGCCCTGAATGTAATAACCCCATTCTGCAAGGAAATTAAGGTGTCCTGTATCTGGATGATAAAATTCCTTGGTAATACTCTGACAGGTTTTCAGATCCACAATGCATTTGCCTGGATGGTAACTGTCAATTTTGATTTTCCACTTTGCACCAAACATATCCGCTGTCATGATGACCTGTTTTTCGCCACTCATGTACTGCATAAACAGTGCATCCCTTTCACATCGGTTAATCATCTCATTTGCCTTTACATACTCGGCTTTCAGATTTCCATCCTTTTTAAACATGCATGGATGCTGCGCTTTGAATAAATCAAGCGTTCCCTCAAAATGTGCATCTACATAAGAACCGACCATCAATGCTGTGGAATCTTCCATAGCCTCCACCCATGTACCATTTAACTTTGCAAGGGCATATTCTTCACAGCCAGGCTTACCATATGTACCCATGAAATCTTTATACTGGCTGACAGATAAATACTCTTCATTTGCCTCACGGCTGTAATAATTCTCACTCGTTAATAACATTATCAAATACCTCCGATGCTTCTTTTGCGATTTGTGCCTGTCTGGAATCTGCGAATGGATCCGGCACATCTTTTTCAACAGGGAAATAATCTTCTGTCTTTGCCTGTCCGTTTTTCAAAGCTGTGTATACTCCCCATAAGTCGGTACACTCGTCAGCACCAAAATCTCCCATGTTCCGTCCTGCATATTTTTCGATCTGTTCTTTTGTAACTCCAAAATCTTTTTTAAACAGCTTTTCAATCTTGTTAATCTTCTCCTGACTTGGAAGTTCTCCATAGCTTTTTTTCTGTGTTTCTTTACATTCATTAACAGCCATATCTACAACGTCTCCCGGAATAACTCCAAGTATACAGGCTCTCATTCTTCTTGCACCGAAGTTTGCGGTAGCCTCATAAATATCCCTGCTGTCAGTAAGCGCATACGATCCATTTCTTGTATCCCTTTTATGCTCAACACCGAAAATCTTTGTCACACGGGTATTTGTCTCTAAATCCCACGCATATGCCATCATTTCTGATTTTCCGTCTTTCTGCTCTAACTCGATAATTCCATAGTCGATGTTTCCCCAGTTCTGAGCTAATGACTCCGCCAGACGGACCGATGGTCCGCTGACATTCTGCCCGCCTCTTGGATATGAATAAATTGCCTGTTCTGCTAACGTGGCTCTCTGACAACTCCTTCTTATCTTTTCTATTGCTTCATATTCATCTCTGGGAAACTTCTTAGCCATAAAGATGGCGCCCTGAACTTCCTGTGTCTGTCTGTTTACCATCATTTCTGTCTGTGATGTCTTAGGTGCAACTGCCGTCTGCTGCCCTACTGATACCATATTATCCATGCCATACCTCCTATAATGTAACTACCGTCATTGTGTCATCATCTGTTGTTCTGGTCGCAATAAACTGCAACCCTTTGTTTTTGCATTTCTGATACAGTTTTTCACGCAGATCTGTTGCAAGTTTCTCCACTCCATCGATCAGGATGATATTTAAACCGTTCGGGTTCTGAATTGCCACATCAATGCAGAGATCCAGTTTTTCTCCCTCTGACAGGTTCGATACCGGCAGACCGTTAATCAATGGCGTTCCATTTTCTACCGTCAGACCAGCGATCGGAATCGTACAGTTCGTAAGGATTTCTCCCGGAAGCGTTCTCGCTTTTTCAATCTTATCTGTAAGCTCCTGTGACTGTGCCTGCATTTCCTCGATTTCACTCTGCAGTCGGAGCATTCTTTTATATTCATTGATATGAGACTGCATTTTTTCAATCTCCTGTGCCTGCTCCTGCAATGCTGTCACATCCTGTGGCTGCTTGTCTGCATATTCTGCATACTCGGCGATCTCTGCATCAAAACGTGCCACATTCGCTTTGTAAGTCTGTTCGATGACTTCCAACTTATCTGATTTCTTAGATGCAAGCTGTTCTTTTTCCGTCTCATAAGCTCTAATCTGTTCATTTAAAGATGCAATGGATTTATCAATCTGGTTTGCACGGTTAGCAATTTCACGATCCAGTGCTGTGATCTCAATCTCACGATCAGCATCAAACTTTCTAATCTTACTATCGCGACTGTCTCTCAACAGTTTTGCTCTCTCGATGGTCTGATTTTCTTTCTGCATACGCTCGATCTGACGATAAATATCTCCGGCGCTTGCCTGTTCCCATTTTTCAACGTCATATCCAACTGGGATACCATTTGCGATCTCTTCCACAAAAGCTTTTTTATTTCTGATATCGCGGTCAATATTACGGCGGTTCTGATAATAATCGCCGTTCTCTGCCTGAATATCATTCAGCACAGAAAGAATGTTCTGATCGTAAGAAACCCACGCCGGAATCTCCCCGAACCACTCCTTGATTTTGTTCATATCCCATGGATACTCAATCATATCAAGGATGATCGCATTCTGCTGCTTTTTATCCATGTTCATAAACTCGATAGGATTCAACTGCAACGGCGTGAATAATTCCTTTAAAAACGCTTCTGGACTTCCTACCTCTAAACCATCTCTTTTCACTGACTTATAAGGTGCCTTTCCTATTCTGACCTTACGATCAATGGAAAGTCCGGTATCCGTTTCAACGATAATCTCGCCCTCGTTCTCTCCCTTATGTACGATATAGTCGCGATCACTCTTATTGGTAAGCGCGTACTTAATTGCATCCAGCACAGAACTCTTGCCTGTACCATTTTTACCGGACAGCTCCAAAGAACTTCCATCTGCCTCATACTCTCTGATTCCGAAAAGATTTTTGATTTTAATTTTTGTAATATTACTCATGCTTGATCTCCTTTAATATCTGTATTCTCTTGTCACTTTGTCCCCATCGTTCTCAATCATGATGGATAATTCTGTCTCAGTATTGAGACAAAACCTGCTTCTTATATCTCCGTTGGATGTACAGACAATCGCTGCCACTCCCTCAACGCCGATTTCTTCTAAAACCTCACTCAAATGCTGCAACTCTTCAATAAGATTTTCCTCATCCTTACTGCACAACTTAATTTTTGACACTTATAAATTCCTCCATTTCCATCTGCGTCCAATCCGTTGCCCGGACCATCCGCTCAATCTGTTTTTCGCGCTTCTGCCGTTCTGTCTCCCCAGTTACGCAGTCATCACACACTCCGTTACGACCTTCGCCCGGATCCATGGAACATCCACAGCGTTTGCATTGTTTCTCATACATTGACACAACCTCAATTCCAGTGTTACAATAAACGCAGAAATACTTGGTATTTCCACGATTGAAATAGCACCTGTACTCGCCAAAGTTATCAGGGTGCTATTTTTTTGTCCTCGATCAACACCATATCCCCATCCAGCTTGTCCGCCTGATGAAAATAAAACATCTCGATCTGCATCTCTCTTCTGCGCTCCGATAGAACTCTCAACCCATATCCAGCTCCGGCGATAAATCCGCCAAGGATACAGACTGCTCCGGCGTAGTACATGTACAGTCCATCACTGTCGAGGCAGCACATGGCAAGCATTGATATAATCCCGCCGGTTGCCATGATGATTTTAGATAACCGTTTCACACACTACCACCTCCCCGATCCTGCAATCTTGCATCTCCATTTTTCAAAATTCTCCGTGTCAAATACTATCGTGCTATTCGGTTTTGCAGGGTTCATTTTCCACGCATATGTCTGCCCTTTTCGACGGAACGCGTAAAGTAAAAATTCCCTTGGAAACCCCATCTTTTCAAGCTCTGTTGCTTTCATTACTGGTTTTGGATAATTCATCCAGCCACCTCCCTACTTTACCGGAATACCGATCACACTCTCCATCAGGTCAATGTGCTCTGCGGTTATATGTACCTCGGTATGCGGATCATGGTTCTTTTTCAACCAGTCGACTACCGGCTTACACAGTTTTTCTAACTCTTCTGCTTCGCTCATGTTTTCTCCCTTCTGTCTTGTCTTTTTCTTCTTCCTCTTCTATAATTGCCTTATCAGTATTATGCTGAAATACAAACAAAGGGAGAACTTTATGTCAGATAAAGATTTTCAGTTACTAAAATTCATAAGCAAAAATGGATCAATGGCACTCTTGTCCACATTTCGCGAAAATGACATCGTCGCAGATGCCCGGCTTGCCAATTTGGAACAAAGAGGATATATCAAAAAGCATGTAAAAGGTTCAGATTCCTCCTATGCCGGAGATTATGAAGTGACCGGTTCTGGGTACGCTGTATTAGTTGATTATTTCGAATCCAGAAAAAAATCTTTAAAAATCTTTTTATTAACTGATGTCTTCATCCCTGCCATAATCGCATTTCTTACTGTTATCTTTACATCATATATACAGTAATTAGGCTTACTACCACGGAGATACTTACTATACACAATATTCTAAGTATCTCTTTCTTTTTGATGCGTTTGGTTGCTTCCTGAACATCTTTCGCGTTAAAAATGGTTGCATGCTTCTCATTCATTATCTTATTAACCTCTAATAAAACATCTAAATCATTCATTTCACCCTTCTCATCTCCCTTCTATTGAACTGGTGTTGTGGTATCCTCTACTTCGCCAGGGTGGTTTTTCTAGAGTTCTCAAATGCAATTAAATCTTCCTCAGAAACTCTGTATTCTTTTCCAATTTTAATTGCTCCGAGTTTCTGCTGGCGAATCCACTCCCATACAGTGATGACCTTGACTTTGTATCTCTCCGCGACTTCGCCACAGGTGTACATTTTCGACAAAAATATCCCTCCTTTTTGTATGTTATTTATACTTGTGTTTAGCTCGGTTTAGTGATATATTTAGTTTGTCAGAACGAATTATATCATTATTGCGAATTATCTCGTTTTATTTTGAATTAGTTCGTATAACCGAGCCATGTGCATACTATACCTCGTTATACCGAACTTGTCAATACTTTTATTTCGTTTTTCCGAGATAATTTTAGAAAGGGAAAAGTATGTACGAAATTTTTGAGAAATTATGTAAGGAGAGAGGAATAACGCCTTATCGTTTTTGTAAAGACACTGGCATTAATTCCTCTACGATCAGCACCTGGAAAAATAAAGGCTCTGAATGTTCTCCAAAAACTGCAAAAGCAGTCTGTGAATATTTTGATATTTCAATGGATTTTTTGATGAATGGAGAAAATACTTCGGCTAAATCAGGGTTGCAATTAAATCAAAAAGACGAACGCGACATCGCTAAACGTCTCGAAAATACACTTAATGCATTAGAAGATTCTCAGGAATCCCTTATGTTTTCTGGCGAACCTTTAGACGATGAAACCAGAGAACTTTTAAAAGCGAGCTTGGAGAACAGCTTGAAAATAGCTAAGATAAATGCGAAACAGAAATTTACACCAAAAAAATATCGCACAGATAATGAATAGGATGTGATCTATTGGATATTCAAAATGTAATATCGCGCCTAATAAAAAAATATAAAACCAATGATCCTTTTGAAATAGCAGATATGCTTAATATTTCAATTTTTTATGAGGAACTTGGAACAATTAATGGTTACTACAATAAGCCATTAAGAATGAAACAAATACACATCAATGCTGCTTTGAGTGAAAACATGAAAAAGTTTACATGCGCCCATGAGTTAGGGCATGCCCTTCTCCATCCAGATGTATCTACTCCGTTTTTGCGATCGCAAACTTTACTTTCTGTAAATAAAATGGAGATAGAAGCTAATACATTTGCTGTAAAACTATTAATTCCAGATGATATTATTAGGGAAAATAGAGATTTGACCACTCAACAACTTTCTCGTCTACTGGGATATGAACAGGCTTTGATAGAATTAAGGGTGAAATCATATATACAGGCATAATGTTTCCGGGAGGTGTGATGATGTTTTTTAATAAAATATTAAATGCATTAAAAGTGGAAAATTTATATCCAAACTCAGGATACTCTTTTGAAAATCCTTCCGATTCATTAAAAACAACTGCCGATTCCTGTGATGAATTTCAAAAAAATGTACAAGAACAGCCTATTAAAAAAATATCATCGAAAAACGTCGAAAATAAAAGCGAGAAGAACAGTTTTTCTAAAAACGCAATACATGAACCTGTCGAAAAAAAGCCTTTAAAACAAACAACAAACAAAACACTGCAAAAACGACTTTCTCCATATGAGTTAGAAAGATATGCTGTAATGTGCAATGCTCAATTAGAACATGACGACGAAATGTCAAAGTATATATCTGAAAATGGCGATAAACTTTAATTAATCTATAGGGAGGATTATATTATGAAATGTCCAAATTGTGGAGCCGAAGGAAATGGGAAATTTTGCGAATACTGTGGTTGTGAGTTACCGCGAAACGCCCCTGACACCATATTAAATAACCAAACCAATAGTACCGTAATTAATAATTACTACTCTGCACCACAGCAAACACCAACACCCAATCAAACTGTCAGCCGTCCTTATATACAGGCTCCTGCCGTCAGTGGGAAAAACCAGACAGTTGCACTTGTATTGTGTATATTTCTCGGTTTTTTTGGTGCTCATTATTTTTATGTTGGAAAAGCTAAAATAGGAATCTTATATCTTCTCACCATGGGTTTATTTGGAATTGGTTGGCTCGTAGATATATTTAGAATCGCAACTGGTTCTTTTAAAGATAGCTCGGGATTATGCTTAAAAAAAGCTGTTTCCTCATCTCATACCCCCACTACTTATAGTTCATCCACAACAGTTACATCTGCAAGGACGATGGATTTGAACAAACCATATGATAATATGGATGGTCATGAGTTTGAATATTTTTGTGGTGATCTATTAAAGAAAAATGAATTTTCAAATGTTGAAGTCACAAGAGGAAGTGGCGATCAAGGTATTGATATTATTGCTTATAAAGATGGGGTAAAATATGGTATCCAATGCAAATGCTATTCCCAAAACATAGGCAATAAAGCGGTACAAGAAGCGTTTGCCGGCAAAACCTTTTATGATTGCCATGTTGCCGCTGTATTAACTAATCAGTATTTTACCAGAAGTGCAAAAGAACTGGCAGAACATAACGGTGTCTTACTTTGGGATAGAGATAAGTTACAGGAATTAATTGAAAAAGCAAATAATACTCAATAATACGCCACTTTGATTACACCATCGGAGGAATACATGAGTTTAATACTGGGATATGCTAATAAAGACAATGCTATTATCATGAGTGATGGACGCGCTGGCGAAAATGGAAGTCTTTCAGAATTTTATAATAAGACAAGAAAAATAAATAGCAATATTATACTGGGATCCGCTGGAATTGTAGGTGGAATTGAGCCTTTTGTCAATCATTGCATTCAAGAGATGGGCGGCGACGTGGAGAATTATTTCATAAATGATTTTCTTGATATGGTCACATTTTTAGTTAGCGACAAAACCACTCAAGAACGTTTACAATCTTCATTTCTCGTTATTGGACGAGATGAACACAATCGAATGCATACCGCAATTATTGGCGATAATACCTCCTATAAGCTAGAAACGCATCTTGTTTCCACTCCTAGAGTTTTAACCATAGGTGGCACTATTGATGGAAAAATAATACAGGATATTTATGCGAAAAACATAACGCAATATCATATTTCGATTAAAGATTGTATGCAGTCCACAATTTGCGAGGTAGCAAAGTTAGATAGTTCCGTCAATACCAACTGTTTCAGCGTTATCATATAATTCGCGTTCATCCTCTGGCAACTCGGCAGTGAAATAAGAATTATTTGTATCCATACATACTACGTTATTTGAATCATAATCAGACCAATCGATTGACGTATATTGTTTTTTTATCATTGGCACATCTCCGTTATAATGTTACTTACATTATAATCCGGTCACATGATTATTTTGTGCCATATGATTCTAGATAAATAAAAACCGCCCCACTGTAAAGCAAGGCGGCAATGCTCCCGATGATACGGTAGCCCTAAGCAAGCATATTGTATCATTCGGAGCAGCCAAACGCAAGCGGAACACCAGTTCTCTTCTGGCTGTTATTTTTATACCCAAAAACGGGTCGATTTCGACACCTTTAACACTAGAAAGGATGATACTATGGCAAAAGCAAAATACTTAAAAAACTCCCGTGGTGAGTACGAAACAAAGATCTGGGATGGCACTTACAATGCTGACGGTAGCAAGCACCGCAAACGCCTTGTCTCAAAGAAATCCAGTGCTGATCTGGAGCGGCAGGTAAATCAGTTGAAAAACGATGTGGAAAATGGTCAGTATGTTCAGGGAACCGACGTGACTTTTTTAGAGTATGCACGAAGTTGGCTCCTCACAAAAAAGGCTGCCCGTGAAATGAATACTCGGAAAATGTATGAAAATATCATAGAAACACATCTATCCTTTTTAGAGGATGTCCGTTTATGTGATATTCGAAACAGCCACTTCCAGTTAGCTATCAACAATGCACTGGATAAGCCGCGGACTTGTGAACAAATAGAAGTTACTTTTAAACAGATCATGAAAATGGCTGTAGCTGATAATTATATCGGCGTCGGAATGTATAATAAAATTTGTGCGGACATCAATCTGCCAAAATATGTCAAAAAAGAAAAACGCCCTCTCACGTCTGAGGAAAAAGAAGCTATTTCAAAGGCGGATTTCACAAACAGGGAGAAAGCGTTTATCTATATTATATATTCCTGTGGATTACGCCGTGGGGAAGCTCTGGCACTGTCAAAATTCGACTTTAAATCGGAAAGTGGCAAATACTTCGTCTCGATCACAAAAACGCTTATTTTCCCGAAAAACGCGTCGGAGATTAAGCAGATGCCAAAAAGCGATCACGGATTTCGGTCTGTTCCAATCCCTGATACTACCGCAGCCTTTTTAAAAGAGTACATCTCTACTCTTCCCGGTACATATCTGTTTACCTGTCGTGACGGATCAAACATAACGCATTCCGCTTATGTAAAAATGTGGGGGGCCATAGTAAAGAAAATAAATTATGCTGCAGGCGGTACTGATGCTTTTCCTGTCGTGTCCGGTCTGACTGCACACATCTTCCGACACAATTACTGCACGAACCTATGTTACCAGGTACCGGCAATCAGTATAAAGAAAATTGCTCAGCTAATGGGAGATACAGAGAAAATGGTACTGGATGTATATAATCACATCATGGAAGAAAAAGAAGATGCCGCAGCCGTTGTAAATGATGTTTTGGCAATCTGA